GCACGACTCGCCGGCGTTGAGACGGAAGAGCGAGATCATGCTCGTGCTTGCCGTCGTCGAGGTGTAGCCGCTGATGCCGAGCTCGATCGGGATCGCGGTCGAAAGGTTCTGAAAGTATGCGACGCCGTTCGCCGATACGTCTCCGTTGAGGTCGAGCGCCTCGGCTGCGGAGCCGATGATCTGATTCCCTCCGGCTGATGCCTCGCTCGCGAGATCGGCCTGGAGCGTGTTCGGCGCAAAGAAGAACTGGAACGATCCCTTTGCGATCTGGAGACGGTTCGTGATGCTGATCTCGTTAGCCATGTCAGGTCACCTTCGCAAAGAGCGAGTCGATGTTTCGGAGTTCGGTCAGGTCTGGGAACGGCTGCACGAATCGAACGGACTCGGCGCACGATGAGCCAGGCACGTTCGGAAGCGGTGCAAGGAAGACTTCGCCGTTCATGTCGCGAGACGGAACCTGTCGCATGTGGAAGAACTGGTCGTACACGAACTTATGGTTGTACTGGAACTTTCGCTCGCCGATGCGATTCACGGAGCAGCCAGCGTAGATCACGCTGCCCGGCTCGCAGTCGAGGAACGCCGTACGGTTCCGCTTCCAGACGAACGAGAGCAGGTTCCGCGGCTGGAACCGTCCCTCGCGAACGAGCGTGATGTTCACCTCGAACTGTCGCAGGATGAAGGAGACCGGGTGGCCTCCGGAATCTACACGCGTGCCGCCGATGTCGAACTGATCCGGGATGCCGAGAGCGTGCCGGCCGTTCGTCGCGCACTGCGCGATTATGGTCGCTCGGTCGATCGACCTGAAAACGTCGATATGCGACGCCGAGAGCGACGCGTTCACCTCGATGTAGCCATTTACCGCGGCGTCGGTGACTTCGTCCGGAGCAGGAGGCGGCGGCGAGATCGTTCCGCCTCCGCTGACCTCCTGATATTCCCAGGTCACAGACCATAGATCGCTCTGGCCTTCTACGCGAGCGATGCTCCAGTCAGTCGCTCCGAGGCTGGTCGTTCCGGGAAACGGCTCGCCTAAGTACGGCAGGCCGTTCGAGCCGAAGAGTTGCGAGATCGAGTTCGGCGTCGTGAGCGGAGTCGCGTCGTCCCAGACGTGAAACGTACGCGTAGCCTTGAGTTTGCCTTGCGTCCGTGAGACGTTGCGACTTCCGAGCTGCTCGACGACGTACACGCTCACGTAATCACCGTTCCTTGGTTCCGCAGAAGTTGCAGGATCTCACGCGCCGTAAGCACGAGGTTTGCTTGGTATCCGGCCTGCTTGATGGCGTAGTCCTGAATCGACTGTAGCACCGGATTCTGCGCGAAGTTGAATGCGCCTCCGAGGCTTGTAGTCACGGACGATACGAGCGCCTGCATCTGACTGGCCGGCTTGCTCGCTGTTGCTTCTTGCGGCGTGCGCGCAATGTCATCCGCAATGTCCTCCGCAATCTTCTGGCGCTCCTTGAGGATCTGATTCTCCGTCCTCGCTGCCTCAAGTCGTCGCTCTGCCTCGTATCTAGCCTGTGCCTCCTCTTCGCTCATCCGCTTCATGTTCTCGTTGAGTTCGCGCGTAAGGCGATCCATGGTGCGCGCATATTCGAGGCGCAGTTTGCGAATCGGATCGGATTCCTTTTCGATCTGCAACTGCCGTTCCAGATCGCGTACGGTCGCGGCATTCGTCGCGCGCCTTTCCGCCTCCTCCATGCGTTGCGCGCGCTCGGCTTCAACGCGATCTAGTTCCTTCGTGTTGTTCAGCAAGCCATAAAGCGCACTGCCAGCCACTCCAATCAAACCGGCCACTCTTGCGAACGGGATTGGCAGCATCGCAACCGCTGCCCCGATGCTCATGACCGTCGCCTGCGTTGACGAGAAGTCGCTCTGCATGAGGTTCGTCGTTGCCTGAAGTCCTTTCGCCGCTCTCGACATATCTGTGCGATCGAACGAGCCTCCCAGGCCGCGCGTGTTGATCGTCTGATATTGCTGTCCCAGTTGCCGTGTCGCTGCGGTCTGTTGCTGAATGAGCTGGATCGAATCCTGCATTCTCTGACGTTCCGCGTTAGCGGCTGCTTGTGCGGCTGATGTTCTAGCCTGTTCGTTCTGTCTTTCCTGCGCTGCAATCTGCGCCCGTGCTCTTGCAGTATTCTGGCGCATCTGCTCGATTGCGAGCAGTTGCTTCGTCGAGATCATCTCGCGAGCGGCAGCATCAGCGCCCTTCGCATCAATGTCGCGAGCCTCTCTCCTGATCGCTGCGAGTTGTCTCCGGCCTTCAAGCTGCGCTTTCACGACAGGATCAGTAGCGCGCAGAATGTCGAGTTGCAGTTTGAGGTCTTGCGTCTGGTCGCCGAACTGCACGGCAGCGAGTCGCTTCAGTTCATCGGCCGCGGCTTGTGCCTGCTTGGCCGCATCCATCAGCGTCCCGGCAACGTTCTTTCCTAGATCCTGTGATGCCTTTCCGACAGCGTCAAGAGCCGGCGCGACAGACTGCACGGCCGTCTTGATGTTTGCCGTAGCCGAAGCGACGCTAGAGACGGCAGACTGCATCCCGGCCTGTAATGCCGAGATATCCGCCGTCACTTGTACGTTCAGTTCTGGACTAGCCAAGAAGCCTCCGCATTTCGCGGTCTACTGCCGAGCGACCACTATCGCCGCCGTTCTCTCGAACGATCATATCGGAGACCGCCGACGCCACCGACGCAAATACGTCGATCGGCATCGCCAGCGGATCTCCGAAGCCTGGCGAGTTCTTGGCGATGAATGCTGCGGTGCCGAGCCAGTCGGGAGCAGTCAAGTCGTCGGCTGGCCCGGCTCCAGAGGGACCGCGTCCGGTTCCGCCTTCCGGTATCCGCAGAGCATCTGCGCCGCCTCGACCATTTCCTCCGGCGTCATGTCGGCGAGCACGGCGTCGGCCTGTAGAGCAGCACGATCGAGCGCGAGTCGAATGATCTGCGTCGCTGTCGTGATCCGGAACGTCGCAAGCAGAAGCAGGCTCACAGTCCCGCGCCGCTGCGAATGCTCTCGCAGCCGCTCAAGCCTCGTCTGAGGATCTACGCCAGAAGCGTCAAGGTCCGCGACCAGCGTCGCTCGTTCCTCCTCGAACGCCTGGTCGCATATCTGCATCATGTCGCGAACCGTGATGAGTGGCACGCGGACGCCCTTCTTCACCTCGATGGTCTTCATGAGACGAGTCGCATCCTGTTCTCTACGTGCATCTCCTGAACAGACTGAAACGCCTGCACGCGACGCCTCAGCCTGATGTCGATGACCTGACGCGTCTTGTTGCGCATGGCAAACAGTTGCCGCACCTGCGCGATGACCGCCTCTTCGGACAGGTGCGGAGAAGCGCCAATGCGATAGGTGCTGCCGTCGGTGAACGTGACCTCGGCGATCCAGTCGTCTGGTGTCAGGACCGTTGTAGGCCAGAGCCTCACGTTTCGTCCCAGAGCTCGATCGGGATCGCGCCGCCGGCAAGCGCCCAGTTGAACGAGACGGCCGCGTCTCCGGTCTTCGCCACGCTCATGGCCACCTCGCTGATGACCGCCGTCAGGATCATCGTGCAGACGCCGGTCGCGTTCGTCGCGACGGTTCCGCTGCCCTTGGCGTGAAGGTAGATGGTCGATCCTCCGGTCTGCCAATCGGCCGTATTCACGCCCGGACCTGTCGAGGTCGCATCGGCACGAAGGAATCCGCCGGCCGATCCGTTCGCGTCCCAGACGCCCAGACGACGCCGGCGACCGGCATCAGAGAATCCTGTGATGTCCGAGACCTGCCGCGAGAACGTGCCGTTCCACGCGTTGAACTGCGCGAAGTGATCGCCGAGAACGACGCCGCCATCATTGCCTACGAGGTAGCTCATGTCAGGAACCCTTTATCGCGGTGAGCCTGAACCGCGACGACGTTTCAATCGCGTCATCCTGCATCGCAGGGACGCCGCGTGATTCGGCTCGAATCACGACCCGATCATATCCGGTCGCCGTAAGCGTCTTGTTGTCGAGCATGGCGTGCAACTTCTCGGCTGATCCTGCCGCGACATTCAGTCCGGAAGCGTGCGCGTGATACTGCATCACCTCTATCTCGTACGTCTCGCGATCGGTTCCAAAGGTCTGCTCGATATCGGCGCGAACTATGCCATAGACCGCGAGCGGAAGCGTTGTATCCGCCGGAGCCTCGTTCACGTAAACGCGTCCTCCGAGGCCCTGAAACCACGAAGTTGCAGCGGTCTCGGCGATACCTGCTGCGATTGACTGCAAGAGCGCTTGCATCAGAGTCGCCCCAGGTTGAGCTTGCGGATCTGCTCGTTCACGTAGTCGCTGAGGATCTGCACGGCCTGCGGCGCGATCTTGTCGATCGCTGGCTGCACGTATGGCCTAGCGTCGATCCTTGTTGTGCCGTATTCAAGAGCGGCCGCGTACTTCTTGTTTGATCCGATGCGATAGCCGAGACGGCGTCCGGTCGCGATGCGATTCGGCGCTCCCTGCCATGAACGGCTCAGGTCGCCGGTTTGCTTTGCCGGCGGCTCGCCTGGACGACTCGATGGTCGCAGGCTGCGCGGATAACGAACGCCATTACCGGCTCCGGAGATCGACACTTTGATTGTCGTCTGCAACGTCAAGGCCAAGCGTGATAGACCGCGATCCATGCCACGTAGCACGGCCTCAGCGATCTCGTTTGGTTCGAAGTTGTGTAGAGCATCAGCCACGCGGCAGATCCTCTTCAAGCGTCGCGATCAGGTGATACAGGCCGTCCGCTGTCGAGCGATCGTCAGGCACGCGTACCGAATCGACGCGGTACGTGCGAACCTCGCTGGCGATCGTGACCGCGAGCAGGTCATTGGCATTTAGATCCTGCGAGCCGTCACAGTAGAGCGTAGCGCCAAAGCGCACGTTCTCGCGACCGTAGCGGAGCGCAACGCCGCCAGACCCGATCTGGAGGTAGCCGGTTATGGCTGCGGTCGCCGTGCCGGCCGTAGTGGATTGAGCCGCGCCGCCGGCCGCATCGCGAATCCAGACCGGACGCGTCCTAGTCATCGTTCGACCATACGCCGAGATCAGCGATCCGATGCTCATCGGATGCGAACCCTCGCGCCGAGCATTGATCGTATTTGCTGCACGAGAACGCCGCGAGCCGCAAGGCTGTACGAGTAGTCGCCGAGACTCTCGCTGGTAACGCCGAGATCCTTCTTGCGATCTCGGTACATCGTCGCAGCGGTCTCCAAGCACGCCTGCTCGATGTCGAACGGCACGACATCGACGCCGCCGTTGTATGCCACGAGAACCGAGCGGTACTCAGCCGGGAACTCGGTCGCCCAGTGATCGCTTGGGAACGCGTCCGAGACCATCGAGATGATGCCGGCCTCGTGATCGACGCGAAGGTCGGCGGTCGTGTCCCAAGCTGCGGAAAGATAAGCCGTTGTCGTGAGCACGTTCACGCCGACTCGCGGATGCAACTGGTACGCGGAGAAGTCTTCGATGGCCGACGCATCAAATCCTGCGACCGTGTTTATGTGCGTCGCGAGTTCGGCGGTTGTCTCGTGGCTCGTGAACTGCACCTGCTGGCTCAACTCAGATCCGGTCGAAGTTACGCGGAAGAGCCTGATGTGGCTCGGCGCCACCTCGACCGTTGCGATGATGTCTGTCGATCCGGCCGATGCCGAGACGCTAAGCGCATTCTGCGAGCCGAACGCGACGTATTTCACGTGATTGATAGGGCGCACCTTCACGCCGATCTGATCCGTTCCAAGGCTGTCGTGCCATTCGTACAGGTCGCGTGACTTGATCGGTCTGCCCAGGATCGACTCGATGAGCGCCGATGCCCGGTCAATGGATCGCTCCAAAATCGTCTCGTCGATCGCGGCTGCGATGCCAAGGTACGACTGAAGATTCGCGAGCGTGGTCAGTGAGTTCGGATCGACGGCCATTCAAGTCCTCGCGTATGCCGGCTTCCCGCTGGTGACGTACTCGTTATGGTACTGGTGCCTTGCGGCGAATCTGTCGTCAGGCCACGAGATCATCACCTGCATATGACCGATGCGGACGCGGTTCGCCTGCCAGACCTTGTAGCCGGCTCGCTTCCACTGCCGCCAGAACTGGATGTCGTCGTCGATTCGGCCTTCGCCCCAAGTGCCATCCGGAGCAGGCTGCCCGTGAAACCACGGTAGCGGCAGGCTTCGCAGGGCGCTCGCACGAATGAGCGTAAGGCCAAAGTGCGCGGTCGCGACTTCGAGCGCCGGCGCGTTTACCTCCTCGGCCGTGAGCGACGTACGCGGATTGCCTTCGGCGTCCTCGCAAGTGATAAGGACCGTCTGTCGCTCGCGGCCGATCTGCATCGCCGCGATCGCGTCGAGGTTCCGTTCCGTCGCAAGACGGTAAAGCGCGATCACGTCCTCCTTCTGAAAGATCGTGTCATAGTCGAGCGTCAGTACCCATTCGCAAGACGGCTTCTTCAGCGCTTCAGCGAAGAGGCGCGAAAGGCACTGACCCCAGAATGCCCCGGTGTGCTTCGTGATATTGATCTTGAGCGGGATCAAAGCGCCGATCGCGCAGAACATGTTCTCTGTCCACGCAAGCCTGGGCATCGAGATCAGCGCTTCCACGTTCGGCAGCGTGTTGATCGCAGGCAACTTCCGGGCCGCTACTCCAATGGTCCATTGCCCTTCGCCTTCCGACCACGCCCGGCAGTCCTCAAGACCAGCTTTCCGAAACGTCTCGATGAGCTTCGTCCGATTCCACAGCGAGCCGTGCTCTCCGATCTTCCCGCAGACGATCGGCTCGATCTCGTGGCTGGTGCCGCTCTTGTAGGCATCTACGGCTCGATCGAAGTCCGGAACGCTGACTCGGAGCTCCGCTCCCTCGCGGAGCTTCGCAGTCCATCGCGCTACGGCCTGCGTCGCGGCCTCTCCGACGAATCGTTCGAGCGATTCGCGGACCTCGATCACGTCGCACGTTTCATCCTCGTAGGGCAGGTTCGCAGCCTGCTCGATCGGATGCTCCGATAGTTGTCCGTCCTTGGTGACTCGGATCATTCTGCTTCCCTGTAAACGGCAAGGCCGAGCGCCAACGTGACGCTCGGCCATGCCGGCCAAACCGTTGCGGTGCGGATGGTATCAGCCGACCGCGTTGAAGTAGAGCGTGCCGGCAGCGGTCGCCGAGATCGGCGCCTGCCCGGCATTGTCCAGGACACAAAGCGCATCCATCGTCGGAGTGTTCGAGGACGCACGCAGACCGAGGCGCAAGTAGCGCTTCTTGCCGCGGAGGTCCACGTTCACGACGGCGAACGCGTCCTGGTTCGTCACGGCCGTGCTGTTGATCTGAGTCGGGAGACCCGAAGAGATCGAAGTGATGGCAGCGAACGACGAGGTATTCGTGTCGTCAGCGTGCTCGATGGTGACGAGCGAGGGAACCGACGAGACGGTTGCCGAGCGCGCTCCGATGATGAAGGTCGCCGAGTCGAAGCCGCGCACGTCGAGCGTGTTGCCGTAGACGTTGGCGGTGGCCGTGCCGACCGTCTGCGGGACGAGAGCGACGCGAGCCTTGATGTTCTGAGAGGGAACGGACATGGGTGGAAAGTCCTTTCAAGGCGGAGCCGGCCTAAGCCGGACTCCGCCGAGGGAAGAAGGCTGATGGATCAGAGCTTGAGAGCGACGATCGGACCGGCGTCCGTGGCGTCGCCGAGGTTGGCGCACTTGATGTCGAAGCGCTCGGTGCCGCGAACGGCGATCTCGTCCTGCTCGAACGCGTTGAGCGCCGAGTCGGAGAACGCGATCGAGGTCTGCCGGCGGTCGCCAAAGTAGGCGGCCATCGCCAGATCGCCGAAGAGACACTGAATGGTGTCGGCGGTGTAGGTCTTCCGCATGACCTGCACGAACTCGACCTGATACCCGAAGAGCGTCGGAACCGCGTTTCCGTCGCGAACCTCGCGAGCGGTCACGCCGCCAGAGGCGTAGACGAGACGCTCAAGGCAGGCGTGATAGAACGCCTTCGAGCAGTAGAACTTGCAGTTCGGCGAGTCGGCGTAGGCCGGCAGCTTCGCGACAAAGTTCATCAGGTTAGCCATAGTGAGCGAGGCGTAGTCTCCAACGTTCGCATCACTGATTCCGATCGCCGATGAGATGCCCTCGATCTCGGGAATGACGCCGACGATGCCGCCGTAGGTCGAGGTGCCGTCGCCGTTGAATCCGCACTCGTCTTCCTTGAGCGCGAACGCGTACGCGATCTCGTTCGCGATGTCGTCGCCGAGGTTCACGATGGCGTCCTCGTTGAGCTCGTTGCTCGCGGTCGTGAGGACCATGAACTTCTGAGCGACGAGGTTGACCTGGTCGAAGACCTGTTGCGACTCGGTGCCGGCAGCGGCCTCGCCGACCGCATAGGCGGTGAGCGTGGTCTTGCGACGCGGCATCCGCTTGGTGTCGCTGGTCATCGGAACGTTCTTCGCGTTGCGGCGGAAGACGCCGTAGCGCTCGCGAAGCGAGATCAGCGACGACTCGAACTCGTCAGGGACGAGGAAGCCGCCGGCGCTGTTCACGCTCTCGGTGTGGCCCTTGGTGACGATGCCGTTGGCATTGCACCAATCGAGGCTCTTGCGATGACCGCGAGCGGCCATGATGAAACGGCCGAAGCGGTACGCTTCTTCGGCCGACTTGAGGTGACGGGCGCGGCCGTCGATCTTGATCTGGTCGGGCATGGTGATCCTCGGTGCGGCAGCGGCCTTGACCTCTGCGGCGATGGTCTTCTGGATGGTGTTGCGAACGGCCTTCTCGGCGTCCTCCATCGGCATCTCGTCGGACGGCTTGGCAGCGTCCTGCTCGACGGCGACTTCGGCAGCGGCAGGCATAAGCTTGACCTCGTAGGCGATCTGCTCGGGCGCGAGCGGATTTCCCTCCGCGTCGGTGACGAGCACGCCTTCGAGGTAGAGCGCCTTTGCCTGCTCAAAGCCGGCAGCGCCCTTCTGGTCCGCGATCTTCTGGAGATCGACTTGGACCTCGGAAACAGACTTGGTTTTCATTGTGAATCCCGGTAGGTGCGAATATGACGACTCAGCGCCGCCGCACCGATCCGGCATTCAGCCACTCGTCCGGGCAAGGCTACGCGATCATATCACGATGCGACCGCGTGCCTTTGCGATCTCCTCGCGCGCGATCCTCGTGGCGATCTCGCGTCCGATCGCCGGCACGCTTACCGCTATCGAGAACTTCCTGACAGGCGGTCTGTCGATCTTTGCCGGAACGTCAACGCGACCGAAGCGCTCGGCCGCCGTTCGCGTGACGTAGCCTTTCTGCACTGCCGTGATTAGCGCGTCTTGATTTGCCGGCACGCTCACGACCGAGACCTCAAGCAACTTCCACTTTGAGTAGACGCGTCGCACGTCGGGACCGTACTTGTCCACGTCTCCTTTCGTCGCCATGCGCTCGCCGCCCTCCATCGGAACAAATCCGATTGAGACTCCGCGCAACACTTTGGCCTGCACGAGACCACGAACGTAGTCAGGGAACCAGTCGCCGCCGTAGTCGTCAGGCTTCTTCGCAAACTCAAAGTCGGCGACGATCTCGCGATCGGCTCGCTTCAGAGATACGGCCCGTCCGATCGGCTGCGACGTGTCGTGATTCCAGAGAAGGACCGGATTCCGATCGTAGTCCTTCGCGTTCATCCCTGCCGGAACCATTACCTCGCCGTCACGATCGACGCTGTCCGTCGAGATGGTCGCCTTGAACATGCCGCCGACGATCTCGCCTTCGGCCTTGAAGTCTTTGCGGTTCATTCTGGGCGGTCCTTGAGAACGGTGATGAGGTCGCACGTGCAGTTCGGATGAAGCGGAGGACCGACGACGTTCTCGAAGTCAACGACGTACGTCCCGCCTTCCGTTCCGCTCACGCTGTCGCCGACTGTATAGAACGCGTCGTCGATGCCTTTCGTCTGACTCTCGCGACCGATGGCCGTGCAGAACTCGCAGGCACCAGGAGCGACGAGCCATTTCTTGCCGGCGACGACATCGGACTGACGCCAGGCCTCGACCTGTCCCTGAACGTATGCACGTGCCGACTCGGTCCTCGCAATGACTCGTGCTCGCTTGGCGTCAAAGCCGCGCTCGGCAATGTCGTCTGCGAGCTGGTCAATGGTCTTGCCTTCCTCAAGTCCCTTGCCGAGCAGATCGCGACAACGCGTAACCGTAGTTCCGCCGACGCCGTCAGCGAGCTTCGTCGTCGAGCGATTGACCCACTTCTGCACGTCCTCGTTCACGAAGTCGAACGAGACAGGATCGGGAGTCCTTCCGGCCTTTCGAAGTTCGGCCTCTACGATCTTGACGCCCTTTGCGCCTCCAGCCTCGACAACATCGAGAACCGCTGGCCGTGCCGCATCTCGCAAGTCGGCTGCGAACTTTGCCGGGCCGAGTTGATCTATGGCGCGGTCGATCAACTCCTGCCCTTCTAGATCCGTCGCGAGAAGGAACTTGACCATCGCCGCGATTCGCTCACGTCCTACGTTGAGCAGCCGGCGTTCGAGTTGCTTGATGAGTCTCAGTTCTTGCGGCGTGTACCGCGTCGCCTTGACGTGGAACCCTTCGTCGTCCCAGTCTTCAGACTGCTTGACGGTCTTTCCGTGCGTGCATCCGCATCCCTTGGCCTTGCTCTCGCAGTAGTCGATCGCGATCGCGATCGCCTGGTCTTGCGGATAGCCTTCGTCCATCAGTGTTCGGATCTTCTCCGAGACGCAGTCGTCGGCCTGCTTCGTGCCGTCTTCGGAATCGTCAGCACGGTTCATCCGCTCGACGATCCGCTCCGACCAGTCTCGGCCGGCGTCGCCGCCCCAGAGCAGCCACGCGATGAAGCCGGCGGAAGGGTTCGCCGGATCATCCCAGCCGGGCCGCTTGTCTACGGCGTGCCTAGCGAAGTAGGACGCCATTCGTCGGACGGTGTCCGGCGACAGTACCTCGCGGTTCTTGAGTTGTGTCGCACGAGCGACGCCGATCTCGGTTCCGCCACGGTTGAACTCTCCTCGGAGCCGAAGGCCGCGGTCGGCCGCGTCGGCCATCTCCTCGGTCGGCGTGAAGTCGATCTCGGCGTATCGGGCCGGAGCGTCCGCCGTAATCGCCTTTACGGCCTCCTGCGGCGTTTCCGCTGCGACGGTAGCCTCCGGAACCGGCTGCACGTCGGACGGCTGTATCGTCGCCTGAGCGGCGACCATGCGAGCCGCCTGCTCCGGCGACAGGCCGACAGCCACGAGGAGCTCCGTTCCGGCCTGCGGAGCCAGCGAGCCGGCCGTGATGCCAAGCAAGATCTCTTGCGCCGCTTGAATCTGGGCGCCGTTGAGCGGCTCGGCCTTCGGCTCCGTGGCGACCGGCTGCGGTGTCGCTTGCGGAACCGTCTCGGGAGCGGCCTGCGCCGGCGCGACCGTCTGGTCGCCGCCGAGATCGAGACCGCTGCCGAGCGGCATCCCGCCAACGATCGGAACGTCGGCCTCGGGAATGTCGAGAGGATCGAAGCCGCGGAGCTCGCGGACCTCATTGATGGTCAGCACGCCGGACGAGATGAGGCCTTGATGCTCCTGCAAGTCGAGCGCCCGGTTCGAGGGAACCGGATCATCGTATGCAAGGACGGCCTCATCCTGAAGGCCGAACATCGGAAGGAGCTTCTGGTTGAGCGTCTCTTCGTCGAGCCGAAGCAGCGGGAGGATGGTCGACTCGCGCCACTGCGCGAATCCGGTAGATGCGCTCGCGAGGTTCGGATCGTTCGCCTTGAGCATCGAGACAGGCACGCCGAAGATCGCTGCGATCTCCTCGACGATCTCGTCGCGACCGCCGAGATCCTTCGGAGGGAACGCCATCGGCTTCAGGTCTACTTGCCCGGTTAGCGCGATGAACTTGCCGGCCTTGCCCGGACCTCGAAGCCGCTCGTTGACGGCACGCTCGAACTCGGCAATAGCGTCTTCGCTCGCGTCCTCGTTCTTGATCGTCGCGAGGTAGTCGGGCCGAGCGTGGTTCGCCGCAAAGGCAAGGTCCATTTCGTGGAATGCGTCGTTCAGATCGACAGCGCCCCAGGCGGCTTCAACCTTGCCGAGACCGTAGAACAGGTCTGCCGGGTTCGGTCGCTTGAAGTGCAGCACCTCATCGGTCGCGAGCGTGACCTTGTTCTGAGTCTCGCGGCCGTACAGGTAGCCGGCGATGAACTTCTGCGGATCGGGAATGATCTCAACCCATTGCGGCGGCATCGGCCAGAGTTCAGCCGGCACGCCAAGGGTGTTCGGGATCACGTGCAAATATGCGTTTCCGGTCAACTCCTGCCAGAGCGTACGAGTCGCCGCCAGGTCAAACCCGTTCATCGCCGGGTTCACCTTGCGGAGCAGGTCAAGAACCGGATGCGCCTCGGTGACCTCCTCGAAGTCGGCTCCGAAGTCGTGCATCTTTGCAAGCACGGATCGCGACGGCGTACGCTCTGCATCACCTAGGAGGTACGCCTTGCGTCCCTTTGCCGGCTTTGCCGTCCGGTACAACTTGCGGCCCGTGCCTCCCTTGACGTAAAGCCGCAGCGGGACGGCCGAGACGCCAAAGGCGTTTATCTGGGCCGCTGCGTAAACCCACGAGCGATACTTTCGGACCGCTGCGGTCGCCGTATATACCGGCCGATGGTCGATTCCCGAACCGCCGGAGATGATCCCGAGCGACGCACGGAGGTATCGGTTGACCTGCTTCTGGTCTGCCTGCTTGCGTCGGAACAGGGATCGGATTCGATCGAGCATCAGATGACTCGGAAGCGGAACGTAGCCGGCCGGTTCGCCGCTCGACGTACGGCCAAGGCGAGCGCCATAACGCCATCGTCGTGCAAACTCGCCGGTGCAGTGTATCGAACGCCGGTACGCGTCGATTCCCACTCGAAGGACTCAAGCTCGATGCGGATGAAGCCTTCAGGGAACCGAACCTCGCTCCGCTGGATTGCCGCGGCGAGTCCTTCAAGTAGTTGCTGGCGGCTCGTTGCGGTGAACTTGAAGCCCTCGACGCTGGGCCGGCCGCGCTGGAGATCCTCGACGATCGGATCGCCGACTCCGGTCGAGTCGATCAGCGTCGGCACCTTGCCGATGGTCGATGCGATCCGCTCGCGTGTCGCCTGCCAGTCGAGCCGGAACCGGTCGAGGTAGCAGACGGTGCCGGTTGAATCGAGGCCGAGGATCACGGTCCAGTCGGTCGTTTTGGCCAGGTCGATCCCGAACGCCGCCGGCTCGGCCGTGCTGAGCGGTCGGATCGCCGCACGGATCGCGTCGAGGCCGAACGGGTTCCCTCCATCGTCCGACGCCTCGACAAGATAGAGCTCGCGAAAGACATGGTCGGGAAGTTGCCGCTTGGCAGCCTCGACCTCGTCAGCGGCCAGCACGCCGCCGGCGATCGCGTCGGCAGCGGTGAGCTTGTGATACGCGCAGTCCGGTTCGGTTCCGGCCTCGGCCAGTCTTGCCAGCCTGTATGCCCAGTTCTTCCGGCCCTTGAGGTTGCCGATGATCCGGCACGGTCCGCGTGTCGCCGACAGCGTCGAGCGGACCGCGTGCCACGATTCTTCGGGGCAGCGCGTCGCCTCGTCGATGACCGCGGCGTGAACGTCCTCGCCGTACAGACTGTCCGGGTTGTCGGCTGACTTGAACGCGACCTTCGAGCCGTTGGCGAGCTTGATGACTAGCCGCGACGTGTTGTCTTCCCAGATCCGCTTCTCTGGATCTGCGTCCCGTAGCATCGCCGCGAGCCGCTCAAAGCCGACCGTCTTCGTGACCTCAAACGTCGGAGCGACCCACCAGCACGTCGAGTTCGGCCGGTTCCACGCGTACTCAAGCATCCAGAGCAGGCAGCCGGCAGTCTTGCCGCTCTTCGTGCTCGCCTCGATGACGACAAATCGAGCCGGATCGCAGATCGCATCGTGCTGCTTCCGATAGAGCGGCGGAAGTTCTATGGCTGCGATCGTCAATCGCGAACGCCGATCCGGATCGGAGCCAGTTCGATTCGCTCGGTAGCCTCTCCGCCGTCAAGCCGCTCAACCTTATCGAGCGCGGAAAGCGCGGCGATATTGTCACGATCCATCGCGGCGAGAACCTCGATAGCGCGCAACTTCTCGCGATCCGTATTTCCCTCGATCGCGATCCGAGCAGCGATCTTCGGTGCTGCTTCACGCATGGCCTGCGGGATCGGCCATCGGTTCCGAACCGCCTGGCGGAGCATCCGCATCGTCTCGCGATCATGTCCGCGGTCGCGGTCGATCTGGCGAGCGACGGGAACGATCTCGCTCGCGTCTTGCATCGGTTCGGTGTCTGACATGGTGCGATCCTGCTACAGACGTGTGCAAGTGTAGTCGGTTGCGACCTGCGACCGATGCACCGTCACCTGGCGAGCGTCGCCTTCTTGCCGGTCAGCGTCTCCCACCGCTTCACGATCACGTCGCAGTAGGCCGGGCTGATCTCCATGCCGTAGCACTTGCGACCGAGTTGCTCGGCTGCGATGAGCGTCCCGTTGCCGGCACGGACGATGCCATCGCCATCGACCACGATCGGCTTTTGCTGGCCGAACCTGGCGAGGCTCGCCTTGATCGCATCTAGGTTGCGCTCGCCGTGCTTGCGGACGTTGGCGGGATCAAAGAGCAGCGAGGCGACGGTTACGCGTTCAGTCTTCACAGCGTCACCTTCGCAAAGTGTGCGTCAAGATCGGCACGCAAGCTGTCGGCGTCGATCGCTGCCGGATCAACCCAGAAGTCGTCAATGTCCAAGCCGTTGATCCCGGCCGTTCCGATCAGCTCGTAGCCGTGATTCTCGATCAGCGCCCTCATCCGATCGCGTCTCTCCTTGCCGCCATCGCGATACGAATCGTGCTCGACGCAGATGATCGAGAATCGGAAGTCTTCGAGCGGCATCATCCGCAGGACGGATTCGGTTCGCGACGGCGGCTCAAGGTCTAGGGACAGGAAGTCGATGCGGCCGTCAATCGAAATCGCGGCTAGGGCCTTCCGCCAGTCCACAGCGAATGCGTCCGCAAAGTTCAGGAGCGGAGATCGCTGCTTCTTGTGTGCATCGTGCCATTCAAGATCACAATGAATACCGCTCCATTCGAGCGCCTTCTGTAGCGCCAGCGTGTTGGACAAGTGCCACGGCTCGCCGGCTCCGATGTCGCAATAAGTGCCTCCGCGCGCGTGATCTGTCGCAGTAATCACAAAGCGATCCTGCCCGAACTGACTTTGCAGGAACGCAGTAGGAACGTCAACAGGTAACGATCTGTAGTCTCTTCCCATGCCCGGCAGTCTAACGGCCGAGCACCTCGTCTACACGGGCAAGCGTGAGGATGCCGATGGCCGAGAGGTAGTTGACGCCGGCGACCGTACGCGGATCGTCCGAAACTACTTCCTGAGCTGCCAGCGCTGCGCGGTAAAACGACTGCACGATCTGGTCGTGCTCGCGAGCGGTCTCGATCTGGGCCATCTCGACAGTCGTAAACCGGCCTAGGAAGTCGAGCGTCGTCCAGGTCTTGCGCTTCTCGTCGTCGGTTAGAGGCCTGACATTCCACGTGCGTACGGCTTCGACATTCGGCCAGACCGACCAGACAACGACGAGCGCCTCGCGAGAGGCGTCATAGGTCGGCTTCGGAGTGTCAATGACCGGCAGGTAGAGCGCGGCCTTCGGGTTCCCAGCGGCGACCCAGCCTGAACGAATCGCAGGATCGAGATCCACCAGGCCGGCAACCTGTCCAGCGACGATATGGGCGTGCTCGCTCATTAGCCGTACCTCTTGACGTGCGCCGCCGCAGCGGTCGCGTTATTCGTGAATGACAGACCGGCGCGTACATCCTGAACCTCGCGGATGAGCGGCATGTAGAACTTGAGCGAAGCCGGCCGTATGAGATCAGAGCGGAAGTTCTTCGCGAGCGACGATATCTCGGCATCGCTCAGCACGACATCCCAGATAGCCGCCTCGGCAATGCGTCCGTTGAGATATTGCGTAAGCGCCGACGTTACGTACGTCGAGCCGAGGAGCGTTCGGTTCAGGTTGCCGGCAGTCGGCGTACGGTTCGAGTTCGTCGGACCTACTTTCGTTCCGTCTAGATATACCTGCATCGGCTGGTTTGCCGCCGTGCTGTACGTGCCGGCGACGTGATACCAAGTCCCGGCTCCGACAGTCGCCGTCGTGCTTACCGCGAAGAACGAGCCGGCAGCGCCGACTTGAAACGAGATGACGTTCGTCGTTCCTACAAACAGGCTCCATCGGTCATTTCCGGTCGTTGACGAGATCGAGAGAACGCGGTGGGCAATGCCTGTTGCGTCGATATTGATCCACGCCGAGAACGTAAGAGGACCGGCCGTCAGCACCGCCGACGTAGCCTCCATGTAGTCGTTCGTGCCGTCAAAGTCCCAAGCCATTAGGTGGCGTCCCGGATCTCGACGCCGACGAGGCACGCGTCGTTGGTGAGCGCGTCGCTCGCGTTCGTGCCGTCGCGGCTGATCTTGACGCGATAGAAGTCGCCTGCGACCAGCGAATCGAGGTTCGCCGTCCCGGTGATCGTGATCTCGGTAATGACCGGGACGCCGGCCGTGCCGCTCGCCGCTGCCGTTGCGGTGACGGTGTTCGAGAACGCGTCGGTATCAAGGTCGGTAGACGTGTCGATCCGCTGCCACTGGATCGCCCATACAACCGCGTCCGTGTTCGTCACGGTATCCGCAGTCCAGGCCAGCCGTACCTTGAGGCCGTTCGTCGTTACCGCCGCCTCGGGCAAGCAGCCGACGAAGATGGCCGACTCTAGAGCGGTCGAATCAAAGTCGAGAACGGCGACACCTGCCGATCGCGTGTCGAGAGTCGCAAAGCCTGACGTGCCGGTAGGCGGCTGATTATTCAGCGGAGTGAACGTCGCGTAGGTCTTGGTTCCGCTGCCACCTCCGCCGGCCGGCGTGCCCCAGGTCATATCCCCGCGAAGGAAGGTCGAGGTAGATGGCGTGCCGCTTGTTCCGATGTCCGTTGCTGCAACGGCCGCGACGCTGACGGCCGCGCCGGCTGCGGTCTGCTTGAGGAAGTGAACCGCGCCGCCGGTCGTTGAGATGTCGGCCGCAAGGCCTCCGATGCTGAGCGCGAGCGTACCACTCGTGATGTTTGAGGCGACGTGGTTATGCGTCGGAAGGTCTGTCGCGACAAGAGCGGCCACGCTGACTGCTCCGCCGGCGCTCGTCTGCTTCAACACCTGCCCGGCTCCGCCTGTCGTGCTGATGTCGGCAGCGAGACCGCCGCGAGCGAGCGCGACGGTCCCGGAGTTGATGAACGATGCGGCGTGCGTCCCGATCGCGATCGTCAACGCTCCGCCGGCTCCGGCGTCAGTCGAGGCGAGACCGGTCCCGATGGTCAGCACGCGCTCGGCCGAGAGGCTCGTCGAGGCCGTCAGGACGAGGTAGGAGAGGTTCGTCGGCGCTCCGCCGCCGCCGCCTCCGCCGGTGATCGCGACGCCGCCGGCGGTCGAGCCGTCGCCGACGTACAACGCCTGGGTATCGGTGACCCAGATCGGTTCGCCTGCGGCCGGAGTGACCGCGGTCCGCTGGGCGTCGGTTCCTCGTCTGAACTGGAGCGGCATGACTAGATCGTACCGAAGTCAACCGGGAACCGGCTCGGAGCCGTGATCGACCCGGCGTCGATGCCGACGTTCAGGAACGGCGACGTGATCGAGCCGAAGTCGAACGATAGGCCGGTGAACGAGAACGGAAACGCGCGGCCGGCCTCGGTCATGATCGCCAGTCCATCCGCGGCCTGTACGGTCTCGTCCTCGGCAAACGTAGAAGGGATGCGGCGTAGCGTCGGATTCACGGCTTCGGGTCCGCCCAGTTATATTGCACGACCGTAAATCCTGGCAGCGTGGAAGCGTCCTTCCAGCCTAGATCGATCCATTCGCCTTTCGCGTTCATAGCAGCGAGCCGAACGCGGCCGGCTCCCTCCATGACGAGCATCGGTTCACCGGTCGGAACGATCGCCGGATCTCTGCCGGAACCTGTCGAGGAGCAGCCGTACGACATGAGCGTGACCATAGCCGCCGCCGACGCGAGGCTGAGACGGGCGATCTGCACGGTCAAGCAGCGCGACCACGAGCGCCACGACGAACGGAACCAAAGCCGCGAGGATCTCGAACAACTCAAGACTCGACCTTCGGCGATCCGGGAAGGCCGGTCACCTTCGCGTCCTTCGCAAAGAGAAGGCCGATGCCGGCCGAGATCGCAGCGACGAGAGCGGCCATATCCGGCTCCGTCGTCGGATCGCCGTCAATGGTCGCCTTGAGGAATCCGGCCGCGGCGGTCACGATCGCGAGGATGCCGAGAGTAGTCGTGCGCCAGCTCTTATTCATGTCCGTTCTCCTGCCGCTGCTCGCGGCCGTTGCGGTGTCCGACCTGATACGCAAGTCGGTTTAGTTCGCTCTGCACCTGGCCAAGTCCGATCTCAAGCTGGCGGATGCGATGCTCGACGTGCTCGCGGTCCTTGCGGATCTCGATCGCGAGGCTCTCAATGCGTCCCTCAAGCCGTGCCATGCGAGTCGATACGGCAGCGATCGTGCCGCCGATCGTAAGCGCGACGCTTGCCACCTGAATAACGATCGGCATCCAGTCGGTCATTGGTCAGACTTCGAGCACGGTTGTCGCTGACCATTCGCCAGCGCCAGCGGAGTTCACGCGACGAACGCGGAACACAGTATTAGCCTCAGTGATATCGTCGAACCGATATCCAACATCCGAGATGCTGCTTGCCTGCGTCGCAACGCTCGTCGCGGCAGTTGCGCCAAGAAGCGCCCATTCGATTTGAGTTGTGATCGCGGTCGGCGGATCTTGTCCAGGCGGCCCGTGCCTGTAGCCGAGGTCTACGCTCATCCGGCCTCCGCCTAACGACGTGACTT